TTACGACTCTCAGTAATTAATTTTACTTTTTCTCTTTGACAATCGTATAACTTAAAGGGAACTAAACCTTTATCAAGAGATACAATTTGACAGTAGTTCTCAATAAAGTAAATTGGATTACCTTTACATTTAATGTATTCTTTAACCTGCTCAGGTGTATATTGAACAGGGACACCAGATGCTTTTAAGTTATAGTTTGCATTATAAAATTGAGCCACTTATTCATCCTAGTTTAGACTACAACAATGTTACCTAACATTGATCCTGGATTTGATTTAGATCTATATTTAAATGCATTTCCTGGAGTAGCGTTTTGTGGTATTTTAAATAAAATATATTCGTCTTGGTCTGCTTCGTTACGCACTGCACCAGTTGAAGAAATATAATCAGCAGCAGGTTGCGCATTGGATGAATCTAAAATCTCTACGACTTCAGATGGAATTAAATTTTTAAATCTGTAAGTATGTCCACGATATACGTAGATGTCTGGATCGGCAACACCAGCTGTTGGGAAACCATCTCCATAAACTGTATAGTCAGTTGGACCAGCACCACCAAATTGATAGTAAGGATAAGTCCATACTTCACCAGTTTGATCGTTTACTTTATGCATTGCAGCAGTAATTGTCATTTCTGACGTTGATGCTGAACTTAATGTAATACCAGTACCTTGTGTAACAGTAATATCATCAATAGTAGCATTAGAACCTGTTAGACGTAAAGTCTTTGTACCAGCTACAATTGATTCAACTGAAACGTTGTACGTTGTATTTGAAACTGTGTTTGTAAAAGTAATTTCGCTATCGGTTGTACGTACAATAGTTAAACCAGTTCCAGGAACCAGTAATACATCATCCGTAGTAGCATCGCTACCTGAAAGACGAATGTTTACTCCACCTGCATCAGTTTCTGCACTGACAGCGTAAGTTGTGTTTGTGTTAATGTCTGATGATGGAACATAATTTGTTCCGTCATATTTTAGAACTTGTCCAGTAGTATTACCTGTGTCTGGAATAGCGATTTTAACAGAACCAGTTGCTGAAGTTCCTGCACCTAAAGCAAGGTAAAGATCATCAAAGTTATCCTGTATCTTATCGCCACCAATACGCAGAGTATCCCCTGTGCCATCGTTGGGCGTAAGTCCAATATTAAGTACCTGTTTTGCCATTTATTATCTCCTATGAATCTGCTTTAAAGGTTGCAGTCCATCCATTATCGGTTATCTCAAAGTTATTTAGGTTTCCTCTTGATTCATGTTGTTCGTCTGGATTACCTAAGTCTACTAATGTTTTTGTTATAACTTTTCCACTATCGTCTGCACCTGCAAATAGATTAATTTTCAAAGTAAAGTTTAGTGTCCAAGTAACAAATCTTCTTATTTCAAATGTTCCATCGTAGTCATCTACAAATGAGACACTGTTTAAAATCACTGGCACATCAGTTACAATATCTAAAGGACTTCTCATTCCTTGAACAGACATTGTAAACTCTGGTGTAAAATACGGAACGATTTGCTCAACAATTTGTAAACCATCTTCCGTAGTCTTAGTCAATGCATATAACGCAATATCAATGTTATATGGCACTGGTGCCCAAATTTTATCTCTACCAGTAGTCGTGCTTTTTTGAATAGATGCTAATCTATTTAAACGACGTAATGGATCGTAACTCATACCAGTCATTTCAAAAGAAAGACGAGGTAAAGTAGTGTAGGTGATTCCGTCATCTAAATTAGGATCTTGTTCTACACGTTGAATCCACTTTTCTTTTGGAGCATATGCAATTGGTACTGCAATCTCTTGCTCTACTTGTCCAGTAGAATCTTTAATTCTTTGTATCTTGATGTCCGAAAACATCTTGCCGAAACCAACAATAACGTTTCTTATAGTTTCGTGATAAAATGGTGCATGGTTTAACATTAAAAGTCTCCAAACGGATTATCTTCAGACCATGCCACACGTTTACCATCGTGAGTACGCTCAACTTTAAGAGCAGTATTGTCAGCATAACCACCCTGTGCATCTATATTTAGGTCAATCTCCGCAGTCGCTGTAGCTTGTATCAAATCGTTCGGAGCAGAGATAGTAACTGTTGCACTTGTATATCCACTTCCAGGATTTGTTACAACAATCGCTTCAATAATACCAGTTGAAGAAATAGTCGCAGTTGCTGTTGCACCTGAACCAGTTCCACCAATCGTTACTGTCGTACCAGTTTTATAGAATCTTCCAGCATTAACAATCGAAATAGTTCCAATTGTATCGCCAACAAGATTCGCTGTTGCTGTAGCCTGTGTGCCTGTCGGAGCCGAAATGGTTAGCGTTGGTGCAGATTTATATCCTGAACCTGTCGCTGTCAAATTAACTCCATTAATCTTACCTGAATTAATCAACGTATCTATTGTTAAAGTACCAGTTGCTGCAGTTTTAAAATCACCACCAGTAAATGTTAATGTTGGTGTAGTAGTATAACCTTTACCTACATTGGTAACAGTAATACTATCAACAAACATAGCATTTGTTCTAGTAGGATCTGTCGTAAACGTTTTCAATGTTTCAAACGCATCAATCTCAGCAATACCTGTATCGATCTTCTCACTAGCATACTGGAACAATTCAACTTGTAATTTATAAACGTATAACTTTCCTAATTGATAAAAAGGATCTTGATGTTGAACAAACTTAATTTCAAACAAACCTTTAGTCAATGGAAAGTAAAGTAAATCTCCCTCGTTTGGACGATTAGGAACAAATGTATTTCCGTATTGTCCAACTAACTGTTGCCATCTACGACGACTTACAGTGAGGTTTGCGGATTGTTCCATAAACAATCCAAACTTTTGTAAAAATGGACCTTGTCCATCGAATTGAGAAACGTTCTCAAAATACATTTCGATAGGATAAGCATTAATAAATTTGCTTAGCGTATCCTCGCCAAGAATAATATCTTTATTTACATACTGTCTTGGTAGGTAATATAAAGTTTGTCCATAAATTGAAAGACTTTCAATGATTAAGTCTTCCAATAAATTCTGTTCGGAGGTGTTTCCCTGTCCGATGTAAGTATTACGTCCTGACATCGTTTACCCCACAAAAAATTCTAATGGTGCTGCCTTACCTGTTAATTCATCTTCTAAAGCATTTTTCTCATTCATTGCTTCGTTGTATATACCATCGCCATCGATAGATACACCACCTGGAAGAGATAAACCACTAAACTTTTTAAGGTTTGCTCCCCATTGCATTTTGAATAATGCTGTTACATATTTCTTTAGCCATGGTTCATTATACACTCTATTGAATGTAGCTGGATCCATTGCTTTATATGTATCAACTAAAATGTAATCTCCTACTTGTGCTTCAAATCCCCAATCCATATCAATGTATAAACGATTTGATAGACGATTGAAACGATACAATACTGCACCATTTAATAGAGTATCTAACATTTGTAGATGATTCATTACAGTCGTATAATAAACAACTGAAGTGGCAGTTAAATCATAAAGATCATTTAATCTTAATTGATACTGTAAATCAAAAATGTTCTTCATAGTAGAAGAACCAGAGTATAAAGAAAATACTTTATTAACACCATATGTGCTATCTGGAATTGGAATGTAACGATTCTCAATATCACCTAAAGTAATACTTCCAATAATCGCAGTTGCAGCAGATGAAGCACCAACGACAGTTTCGCCAACTACGAAAGGTGCTTTTTCTTTTAAATTGTTTGTAATTTTTCTAGAGTAATCGTACTGTAGAGTAGTAGCAGTTCTTGTATTTTTTTGAACTACTCCGAATACTCCTGACGTATTACCTGTAATCGTTTCGCCATCTATAAACGATGTACCTGACCCAGAGGAGAATGTTAGTGTTGAACCAACAACTTTATGTTGAAGGAATGCTCTTTCAGAACCATCCCAGTGATTGATGTTGAAATAGTCTAGAGCCTCATCGATTCTGTCTTCTAATTGCTCTTCAGCAACGTTAATTTCTATAACAGGTGCACCAAGTGCACGTAAGGCATAATCTTTAAGTCCTTGGCGAGTTGTAACTGCCATTACATACCCCCAAGACCAATAGCCATTGCTACAGCGAATCCTGAAGTAGCCCCAATTCCGTTAGTTGATGTAGCTACTGAAGAATCTGCTGATGATGGATAATTATTCGCATGATCAGCATTGAATACTAAGTAGCCATTAGCGTGCATTGAAACCCTTGTAGTACCCATAAACATTGAGGAACCAGAAAGGTATAAGTGTCTAAATTGATTGGTATCGCTACCTAGATCATAAGTATTATTTGTATCTGGAACGATGTTACCAGAAATACTTGCTAATTTTGTTTGAACTTTTGCATCAGAGTAGTAAAGATTTGTAGTTCCTTCAGCTAAGTCGTCAGCAGTGTTTTTAATTAAGTCTGCTTTAATCGCAGATTCGTCAGTGTCGTCACCATCGTCGAAACGAAGTTTGCCTGAACGAATACGTAAACGTCTTTTGTTCGCACCTGTACCGAATTCTAATTCTTCTACGTTTAATTTTTTAAGATTACCACTACCATCTGTAACTGAGATGTTAGAGTTTGCATCTAGTGAAAGTTTTGTTCCACCTAAATCAATAGTGTTTCCTGATAGGTATAGATCTTTCCAACGTAGTGAAGAAGTACCTAAGTCGTATGTAACATCAGTTGTAGGTACCAAAGCACCTGTGATGTTCATACCTTTATTAATATTCCAACGATCGTCTGCAGAAGTATAAGTGAATGTTGCGTCAGCACCATCTACTGTTAAACCTGCACCATTTGCAGCAGCAGCATTTGCAGCACCTTTAGCAACTGTGATGTTAATATCATCAACGTCTAAAGTAGTAGAGTTAATAGTAGTTGTTGTTCCGTCAACTTGTAAATCGCCAGTGATGGTTAAACTTCCACCAACTGTTGCGTTATTTGTTACGGATAAACTATCAAGCGTAGATACGCCAGTAACACCTAAAGTGCCACCGATTGATGCATTACCAGAAGTTAAAGTTAGATTACCTGCAGCAGATAGGTAGTTTCCAGTTGCTTCAACATTACCACTTACAGTGGCATTGTTAGTTACAGATAAAGAATGAAGTGTTGCTAAATTGCTGACACCTAATGTGCCACCAATAGTTTGATTTCCTGTTGAAGTAATATCAACGACATGTAAATCAGACCATTTCTTTGCAGAAGTACCTAATGCATATGAATCGTCAGCATCAGGAATAATACTTGATTGAACGTCGGCACCGAAGACAACATTGTCTGTATCAGCATCACCGAGTGTTAGTGTTCCACCATTAAAAGTTGTAGTACCAGTTACGGTTAAATTGCCACCAACATCAACATTACCAGTAGTTGTAATACTTGCTAAGCTAAGAGCAGCAGAAGTGTT